CGAATCTACTACTAGTAAGAAAGAGTTTGTTCAATTTGTAGAGGGTTTGACTAAAGAACAACTTGAAAAAATACAAGTCTTTTTTGAATCTGCTCCTAGATTAGAACATACATTTAAGATTACAAATCCAAATACTGGTGTAGAGTCTGAATATAATCTTAGAGGTCTGCAGAGTTTTTTCGGATAGCACTCTTCCACAATACTTTGGAGGGGTACTATAAGACTAACTTTGCTTTGATGCAACACCATAAATATAGCTTGAGTGAAATTGAAAACATGATGCCTTTTGAAAGGCAAGTTTATGTTTCCTTGTTAATGCAATACTTGGAACAAGTTAAACAAGAACAAGAAAAAGCAAAACGGTAATGGCAGCAGGAACAGTCGCATATACTGATACTAGAGGTAACAAAGATTTCCTTGGTATGATTGCAAGTCAAATTGGCAAGCGTGTTAAACAAGCTTCCAATATGGCGGCAGAAGAACGTGCTTTTGCTGCAAAGAGAGCAGAAGAACAAGGAACGTCTCTAGAAGAGGCGGGGATTGGTAAAGGATATTTTTTCAAAAGAGCCCTTGGTTCAAGATTTGGCGGAGATAAAATTGCCAGAACCAGGGGCAGATTAGGAGCAGAGGGTCCTGGAAAAGATCCTACTAAAAACTACAAGCAGAGATTCCGTGGTGGATTTGATTATAACGTAACTAATGAAATTCAATCTGCTACTGTACCACTGTCTAGTGCGTTAGTTGGTGGACTTCGTGGCGTAGAAAATGGATTAGACAATATTTCTCAAGCTCTCGCTACTATGGGTAGTGGGATGAGTGACCTTGCACGAGGTCAAAATGATCTTGCAAAAGCAACATATTTCAATGGCATGGTCTTAAGGGTCATGGTTACTGAAATTAAAAGACAGCAGTCTAGAATCGCGGGAAGAAGAGAAGAAAGATCACTTGAGGGTGGAAGACCTAGACTGTCAGGCGGTGGTGGTGGAACCAATATTAGCGGACTGCTGCCAGGGGCAGGCGGCACTGGTGGAATGAGAAGCACTGGTGGTGCTATGGATATTGTTAGCAGTATGTCTAACCAAGCAACTAGACTTGGTGGATCTGCAGCAAAAGCAGGACAAACTGGAATTAGAAGAGCAATTAGTTCTGGAACAGAATTTGTAGGTAATAAAGTTGTTGGTGGAACTGCAACAGCAGTTCGTTCTGGTGCATCTGCTGTAGCAGATTTTGTTCCCAACGTTGGAAAACTTGCTCAGGCAAGCGCAAAATATCTTGGAACTAGTGCAGCAGCTGCTAGAAACTTCTTTGGAAAAACTGTAAAAGCTGGTTCTGCTGGTGTAACTGCGGCTAATAATCAAACTAGAGCATTCCTGCAAGCACAAGCCGACATGGCTGCAGAGGGATTTGGTGGTTTGGGTAAACAGTCCGACAACATGTATCAAATGTTGCGTGGATATGGATCTCATATGGATGAGACACTGGCAAAAGTTTATGCTGGTTATGGAGATGATGCTGATTTGTTCCGAATTTTACAAGAAGGTGGATATGAAGGAAGTTATGCAGATGCAATTATTGATGTAGATGCTACTCCAGTTGGATCTAGTCAAGCAGATGATATAGCAAGAGCACTTACACCTGATCAAGCAAGAGCACTTGCTCCAGCAAGAATGGCACAATTAGATAATGCTGGAGTCAAAGCTACTGAAATGGCAACAGATGCAATTGTTAAAAAAGGAACAAAAGAAGGTCTTAAGAGAGGTAGTGGTTTAGCAAGAATGATGGTCAAGCAGTTTGGTGCTGCTGGAACTAAATCAATCCTTAAAAAAATTCCCGTTGTTGCTGGTGTTGCTGGTATTTTATTTGGTATCCAACGCGCTATGGAAGGAGATTTCTTAGGTGCTGGTTTAGAAATTACATCTGGTCTTTTGGGTGCTACTGGTGTTGGTGCTCCACTTGGCATGGGTATTGATGGATTTTTGCTTGCTAGAGACTTTGGTATGGTTCCAATGGCAAAGGGTGGTCTACTTACAGGTAAACAACCAGTCAATGCACTAATGGGTGAAGCTGGTCCTGAAATTGTCACTCCACTGAATGACGAGACATTCATTAAATTCGGTCAAGGTTTTATTGATGCACAAAAACGTAATAGAACTGATGCCGCTAAACTTCAAGCAGAAGGACTTAAGCAATACTATGAAGGAATGGGAGGGTGGAATAAATTTGGAAAGTCATTTGAAGGAATATTTGAAACGTTGAGGAATATTATTGGTAGTATTAGATTACCATCTATTCCTGAATTACTTGGTCGTGGTGGTGCAAGTGGTGCAACTACTGGTAATATTGATGCTTCTACGATTGATGCTGATAGTCCACAAGCAAGAGCACTCATTGCTACTATCAGAGAAGTAGAAGGAACTGCTGGTGAAAAGGGTTATGACACTTGGTTTGGTGGTCGCAATGAAATGAAGATGACTGATATGACACTACAGCAAGTCTATGATGAACAAACTCGGAGAATGAATGCAGGAGAGACTACTTATAACGGATTATCTTCCGCTGCTGTTGGTGTCGGTCAATTTATGGATCCATTGAATCAAGCAAGAGCGATGTATGCTGCTAGAGGTCAAGCATTTGATCCAACCAAGATCAAATTTGATCAAAGACTACAGAATGAATTGCTTCTAGACTTGGCAGCGAGAAAGCGTGGTATTGATGTGAATAAGACTCTTACTAAAGCAGATTTTGATGTCTTGCAGATGGAGTGGGCAGGACTTGGAACATATTATGGTCAAACTAAGAGAACAACTACGGATTCTTTGGGAATTTATCAAGGAAACCTTGGCGAAGCAAATAGAGGATTATCACCACTGTTACAGAATACTGGTACTGCTGATCAAAGTGCAAATCAATTGAACTCAGCTAGTTCTAATTTAAGTATGCTATCTGGACTTAATTTTTCTACCCCAACAATTATCAATAACACCAATTATTACACTAACCCTGGTGGCGGTGGTAGTGAGGATGGAAATAGTCTTGGTTCGCCGTTTGACGTGCTATCTGCATTTAACGCACAATATTCTTTGGCAACTAAGTAATCATGGCAGAACAACATTCTTCTCAAGCAACTATTGTAAAATGCATTCTGTCTAACGCGAGTGGATCTAAAAGGCAACTTTTAGGTGGTGATATGATTGTGTCTTTTACAGTACACGAGAGTATTCTGTCTCCTTTTATGGCAGCTAATTTGATTATCAGTGATTCTGCAGGTCTTTTAAACTCTTTTCCTATTCAAGGCGGTGAAAACATTGAATTTGAAGTAAAGACTACTTTTGATGACGCACCAATTGTGTATAAATTCAAAGTATATAAAATTAGTGGAAGACTCGTAAAGAATAAAAAGCAAGCATATATGCTTGGACTCGTTTCAGAAGAAGCATTAATCAACGAAACTTTAAGAGTGCAAAGTCACTTGACAGGAAACCCAGAAGCTATTGTTGCCAAACTTTTGGGGTCTGAATATCTTCAGTCTGTGAAAGATTTCTTTTCTGAACCTTCTAGATTTGAAGTTAAATTGAATGCAAATAGAACTAGACCATTTGATGTTATTTCCAAATTAATTGTTAAATCGGTTTCTCCTAAAACAGACTATAGAGGAACTAATTCATCTAATACCAACGAAACAGCACAGCAAGTAAAGGGTAGTGCTGGATTTTTCTTCTGGGAAACTAAAAGAGGATATAACTTCTTTTCTATTGACGCATTATGTGATGAAGAGAATGGAAAGTTTGCAGCACCAAAACTACAATCTCAGGCATGGGGACCATATCTTGAAGGAACTGCAAACACAGATATTTCTGGAGATCAAAGATTTTTAATTAGTAATGTCTTGTTCAGTTCAGAAGTAGATTTGATGGAATCTTTGAGGAAAGGTAAGTATTCTTCATTATTAGTTTTCTTCAATCATTCAACAGGTGAGTATGAAGAATACGTTTATAAAATTAAAGAAAGTTATGATAACATGGCACATCTAGGTGGTCAGGAAAGTATTTCTTTAGTTCCTGCTAATCAGATTGAATTGTCTGACTATCCAACTAGAATCATGTCTATGGTTTTGGATCATGAATCATGGTACAATGAACCAGGAATTGCAAATCCAGAAGATGAACAAGCACAAAATCCAAGCAAATTTGCAGATTGGCAAAAATATTATGCTGCCCAGTCAACTGCTAGAGCTGAACTTTTAAAGAACCAAGAAGCAACTCTTGCGATTCCTGGAAACCCATTGATTTGTGCAGGAGACAAAATTGACATCAGATTGCAAAATAAAATATCTGATGCTGTAAAAAACAGAAATCCATACGACGAAGAAACTAGTGGTGTTTATCTTGTCAAGGAAACGACACAGACCTATAATTTTCTTGAAGGAACTACAGGTACACTAAAAACAACGCTAAGATTATTCAGGGATTCATACGGTATGAAGGATAAACCTTCCAACCGTGGACAATAAATAACCAAAGGAGGTACTACACATGGACAGCATTGAACAGCATATTGAGAAGGACAAAGAGATTCTCCAGAATCCTCTGACTTCTCCTCAGCAGCGTCGTCACATTGAAGGCGAACTGCACGATCTAGAAGAGTATGTTGAGCATCACAAAAAAGAGATTGAGGCAGGAGATCATCACGATCCTTCTCCACTAGAGCTTTACTGTGATCAAGAACCAGGCGCACCCGAGTGTAAGTTGCATGATAATTGAGTATGGATGAAGCATTATCACGGTTAATGCCATCCCACAGAATCGGTAATGACGGATTCTCGTGGTGGGTAGGTCAAGTTGAAGGAACCGCCAGCGATGAAAAAAACAACAAAGGCGGATACCGTTATAAGGTAAGAATCGTAGGAGATCACCCTAAATCAAGGGAGATTCTTGATACGAAGGACTTGCCATGGGCAACCGTGATGATGCCTGTTAATGTTCCTTTTATGCCTGGTAATGTTGGGGGTGGTCATCCTCAGTTAATCCCAGGATGTTGGGTAACAGGATTTTATTTAGATACTGATAGACAGAAACCCATTATTATGGGTTCTATTGGACCAACACCAGGAGCAACATCAAAAATCAATAATGCGGATCCTAGTGATTCAGAAGCATTTGTAAATGGTCCTAGGTCTGGTCAATATTCTTCAAATCCAGCCACAGATGGTCGGGAAGGGAAAGACGGCACTGCTAAGACTGGTGGTGGACTATCTGATGGTACGAAAAGAGGTGATGGAGAAGATCGTGTAGACCCAGGAACTAAAAAACTAGAAGTAATTAAAGACGAAGACTGGTGTCAGATCACAGCAGAAAAGTGTAAAGATGTTGATCTAAAAACGCAGATGACCAGTATCATTGGTCAACTATTATATGATATCCAGAATAGTGGTGGAAACATCGGAACATTTTATACTAGTAAAGTAACTGGTGGTATTACTAGTGCTATTGGTGAAGGTAGAACAAAGATAGACAAAGCAATCAAAGTTGTAAAAGAATTTTTAGCTAGAATTAAAGGTTGGATTACAACAAAGCTTCAAGAAGCAGTAGATGCATTAGTCAAGGCAGTTTTAAGACCAGATGAAACTGGTAATTCACTCACACCAATTACTGAATTCTTCAATAATATTCTTAAAGATCTTGGATGCCAAATGGCAGATCTTGGCGAGAGATTGGAGGATTGGTTGACAAATGTATTGATGAGCTTTATCAACCAAATTTATCGTGCTGCCATTTGTCAGATTGATGAATTAGTAAACGGAATTATTTCTAAGATTCAGGAGTTGATGAATAAACTCTTGAATAGTATATTGGGACCTCTTCAAGATATTCTTGGTGCTATTGCTGCTCCATTGAATGTGATTGGACAAGCAATTAACTATGTTCTTAAGTTGCTTGGTATTTCTTGCTCTGGTCCAGATCAAACTTGCAATAAGTATAAAGAAGTTTGTACATCTGGTGAGAAGAAAAAAGATAAAGATGATAAAGATTTCTTAGATGACTTGTTATCTAGTATTGATAATCTGTTTGGAGACACTCCTGCTGACTATACACAATATGTCTGTGATGAGGCTTATACAGGTAGACCACTCCAAGTAACAACTATCGGATTTGTTGGTGGTGTTCCTCTTCCTGGTGGACCTGGATCTTCTGAAACTAAGAAACCAAAAATCTCATATCAAATTGATGATGTTACGGTAAAAGAAGGAGCAGTTGCTAAATTTACTGTCACTAGATCTGGATATCTTGATATTGCTTCATCGGTAAAATTTAAGACATTGAAAAAGCAGGGAACTGCAACTGCTGGATCCGACTATCTGTCTCAAGATGGAATTCTGGGATTTGCAATTAATGAGACTGAAAAAACTATTGAGATTCAAACATTAGTTGATTCTGAAAAAGATAATAATGAAACTTTCTTCATTAAGATGACCACAAACTCTCCAGTTAATAAAAGTGAAGTAAAAACTAACTTCATTAAAAATATTGGAAAGGGAACAATTATTGAGCAAGATGTTAAAGAACCATATGATCCATATAAACCAGATCCAGTAGATCCTTTTGAACCTGTTCCTGAGATTCCTACTGATAACATACCAGAAGTTCCAACAGGATCTGATGATGGTGATGATGGCGGTGATGATACAATTCCAACATATAAAGTAACAGCAAATAGAATATTTTGCCCTGAAGGAGAATTCATCATCTACACTATCAACACTACGAATGTAGCAAACGGATCTATTCTTTACTACAATTTGTCTGGAAATAATATTACATCTACTGATATTATTGGTAATCAACTTTCTGGTAGTTTTATTATCAATAATAATAAATCAAATGTTACTGTGGGAATTGCTGAAGATGGAACTATTGAAGATGAAGAAACTTTGACATTCAGTATTACTGGAAAAGGAGCATCTGTAGATGTATTGATTACCACAGCAGATGATCAAGATATTGGTGATTTTGATGAAGGAATTGGTGATGTTCCCGAAACAGTATTTGAGGATTTTAGAGTACCAGTAGCAAAACCACCAATCACTGATGGTAATGGTGGAATTATTGAAATTCCTATTGATGACCCAGGTGATCCTTGGGCTGAACCACCTATTGTTTTTGTTGGTGGAGAAGGATCTGGTGCTACAGCAACAGGATTGTTAGATGAAAATGGATTCTTAACAGAGATCAGAGTTCAATCGCCTGGATTTGGATACAAACTTAACCGTGCGTCTGATAATGATGTCAGATGTATTATTGATGCATTTACTATCCTAAGACCTGGAATTGGTTACACTAGTGTCCCTGATATGTACGTAAATGGGGAACTTGGTATTGCAGAAGCAGTAATCAATGATGATGGGTTTGTGATTGGTGCTCGTATCTTGAATAGAGAAATCACATTTAACGAATTCCCTGCAGTTGATAT